TAACCATCCGTGATGAGTCATCTCATCTTGAATAGTTTGACACGGATTTATAAAGTCCCATCGATGCTTTGTACCCCGTACAAAATGAAATCCAACAAAAAACGGTTGGGATTTACCAATACATTGCTCTACAAAAGCTTTTCTGTAAAGACTCCAATATTGCATTGTATTTTTTCGCCAGATCTGAGTAGCTTTAGAAGCTATAAATAAACCTGATTTGGTTCGTATTCTGCTGTTTTTGGACGAGGGTACAGCACCGGGGATAAATATCAGCATAGGGTACGGATTTCTACAAAATTAACTTATTTTGTAGAACTCACGCATTTTTGGCGTGATATTCTTCATATTTCTCTATTGCTCTTTGCAACTTAGGTGCAAGCTCACGTAAGACTATGTCTTTACCGTGTTGTTTGACAGAGTCACTGACATCTTTACTCAATGGTAAATACACAAAAGGAAGATTATATAGCTCTTCATACTTTTTCATGTTTTTAATACCGGCGTCATCATTGTCAAATAAAGTTATTACAGCTTTATAATTAGCTTTAAATTCATCTATTTGTTCTTTTGACAAGGTTGAGTTTTCACTGTCAGGGGCAATAAGATCCACTTTAAATCCTAATGAATGCATACACATTATATCCTTAAGGGAAGAAACTATTACAAGGTAATTTAACATTTGAAGTTGATCTAGTCCTTGTAAATAGTTTCCAACCTTTAAGAACTTACGTTCTTTATCTAGTGGTCGATAAATTTTATATAATTTACCGTCTCTATTAAAGAAACCATATATGTACTCATTTTTAGTAATAAAGGACTCATCATCTTGACATTCAGAACCTTTTTTACGAAACATTACATAGTTGTCTAGTGGAACCACATTGTAATGTTCTAAAAGTTTACTGTCAATATTGTATGCTGTCCAATATTTGGCATCGTTTGTATTCCAGATTCGAGGTGTGTAATCTTTGACTCTCCAGGTAGCACCTTCATAGATAGTACGGTTAAAAGTCTTACCACTATTTAAAAACTCGATATAGTCATCGATAATTTTTTTTGTTGCGGTATGAAAATCAACCTTCCATAAGTGTTGCATGAGATCAATCGCTGAACCTCCTGTACCTGTCGAAAAACATTTGAACCTGTACTGTTGGAGGTGACGATTATAATAAATAGACAGCGAAGGATTTTTGTCCTTACTGTTAAACACACTGCGTATTAAGACTGTCTGTCCGTGCAGTGGTTGAGATAGATTGAGGTAGTACTCAAAAATCCAAGTGGAAGGTACTTCTGTAAAATCGTGAACATAATCTCGAACCCTGAACATACAATTCTAAAGTAAAGGGGTGCAGTATTAACCGCACCCCTTTTACATTTTTATATAGTTAAAAATTAAAGTGACAAGTCATTAAACCCACTAACGGGTGCATAGCCACCAGTTCCGTTTACACTGAATCCATCGTTTAATGTTTCAGCTTCACGTTCTTTTTTAACTGTGATATGTTCTTCAGGGTTAAAAGCAAGTATATTACTTGGCATGTCACCATCAGGGGAGTATGCATAAGGTTGTTGAAACTTTGTTGGTTTAGGGAAAAACAAGGTATACGCATCATAACCATTCTTATTCTTGTATTGCTGACCTGCAATAGTAGTATAGAACCAATGGTTTTGATCTGCTAATACATTTTTTGCTGCTGCAACATAGTCTTCAATAGTAGCTTCGTCAATATTAGCTGCACGTAGAGCTTCCATTTTACCAATATAGAAAGCAAATGAATTAACCCAACGGAAAATTTGTTGGTCGCGATCTACAGTTTCACCACGCTTGTTAGTGTATGTACTAAATGCCCAGAAGTCGTTTTTAACATTAGCACTCTTACCTTCAAAACTTCCCTTACCTGGATTCATAGGGTCTTTTAACCATCCTTTAAAATCAGGACCCATGTTAGGACCTTCTAGCACAAGAATAAGTTCATACTTTTCTTTTTTAACGTCGTAACCTGGTGTTTTGAGATACATGTCTACCAAACGAATTTGGTGAGTACCTGGTTCAAGAAGGGGTGAATTAGTGTTTCCACCGGATTGGTTTAAATCTTTGTTTACGTCAAAGTCATCAATTCTAAAATTCATGGTTTTTATTATTTAAATTGTTAGTTTTTAGTCGATATAAATTTCATTCCAGTGAGTGACTACCTCACCTTCTATTACTTCAGAAATTACAAACTCTTTGTTACGAAGATGTTCTGGTCTTGCTCCACAACTAATTTCGTCTGTTGTTTTAAAACTCAAAAAGTTCTTGTCTCCTTTACGATACAAGTAACCAATGGCATCTGCGTTAGACGTTGTAATGCGTTTAAGTTTACCTGTCAAATCAAGATCCAAAGCTGAAAACTCTGAACCATTCTTTTCTAATAGTGTGTCTTTAATATGACCTATTAAAATAATATTATCCGCAGCGTGACGGATTAATTCGATAGCTCTGGTAAACGCTTCACGTAACCAGGGATATCCTGCACCATTAGGTAGATTCAATACTGAACCATACTTGGGTTTACCCTCAGTAAACCAGTTTTTACCCATAGGAGAATCACTGTACAATCTTTCAGCTACAGGAATACACATGTCCTCAAGAGCTGTGATTGTGTCAATTGCAATGTATTTATACGGTTTACCCGCTTCAATAATTGCAGATACAATTGGTTTGATGTCTTGTGCTGAGCTGACTTTAAGCTTCATAGCTTCTAGATAATCTGTACCATTCTCTAAGTCAAGAATGAGACAGTTGTCTAGCCCTGCAAGTAGACTTGTCTTACCAACTTTTGGTTTACTAAAAATCACCATTGTTTTAGGACTTCTAGTTAGTGCTGGTGCTTTCTTTGTCGGGAGAACTATTCCCGGCGCAGAAACAGCAACTGGTCGTTTTGCTTCTGTTGTTACCGTCATATTATTTGTTTTTCAAAATGACCTTATTTAACCAAGGTTTGTTAGAGACTGGTTTATTTTGGATAATTGCATATAAGTCACGAACAGTGAGCTTATTAAAATTAACATCATCCTCTTCACCGTGTTCTAAAAAAGTTGCCACTTCAGCTTCTGTCTTTTCAAATGAAGCTTTGCGTACATCGTTGTAACTGACAACTTTCGTTAATTGTTCCGCTTTAATGGTGAAGCTCCCATTTCCACGGTCTTCATAGTCACTCTCGAAATTTGGGTTGTATTTTAACAAATACAAACACCTGTCTTCTTCAATTACGTCATATTGAAAATTAACGTATTCTATAAGCATATCGCCTTTGGATAGCTCTGTTCCATAGCAGCTAATTACTTGATAGTTTCTACCAGAAGGTTTGTATAATACTTTAGGTACAACATACATGTCTTTGAATGTTGTAGCAATTAAAGATCCCTTCCAAAAGTCTTTAATTGCTTTGGTTTTTTCGATTCTTACTTCTGAATCTGGTTTAGCATAAGCTGGTTTTTCTTCAGTTACTGTTGTTGAATACATACATTACTTTTTAATTGGTACTGTTGATACGGGATAGTAGGGATGGGTTTCTTGTAGTTCTAAAAGATTCATTTTTTTAAATTCACCTAAGAACCAAAGCATACCTGTTTCTGAATTACGTGATTTAAGAATATGTACAGCCATTACGTTTTTGTCATGGATAACAAATCCTGGTGCACCATATTCAAAAAGGTTGTAATCAGCAGGTCTATTGATTGCGATAAGTGTATCAGCATGTTGTAGTAATGCATCTGATCCAAATACATCGCTAGGAGTAGGAAAATTTCCCGCACTTCGTGGTTTTCTACGTTCTACTCCTTCAATTTCTCTGTTCATTTGTGTCAATACAATAAATAAACAATTGTACTGTCTTTTTAATTCTGTAAGCACTTCACCTAAACCATAAAGTTTATCAGTAACAGTTCTTTCTTCTGAACTACCTTTGACTAGTAATGTGTGGTCTAGGGTTATAATTACTTTTCTGTCAGGCATATGCTCGCAATATATTCTTACAGCTTCTTTTATACCTGCTACAGTTTGCGGCTTTTCAACCGAGTAGATGGGTAAATCTTTAGGAACTGAAGTCACATACCTGCGAGCAGCTTCAAAATCAGCATCAGATAATGCATACCCTACACTATTCAGTTCATGCATACTTTTTGACAAAGCGCCTGCCAACTCACGTTGAGCACTTGTACGAGTAAGCATTTCAAACTGAAAGTCTAAAACAGCAATTTTCTCATGTGGATTTAAATTAAAAGCTTGACGTGAAATTATTGAAGACATCAGTGTCTTACCTGATCCTGGTCTTCCAGCTATGACATTGATTGTATTCCAATCAAGTCCTCCCATAATTGCGTTGTTAAAACGTGTCCAGGGAGTTACCAAAGAACGGATTTCACCCGTCTTTCGTTTATAAATGTGTTCTAATGCTTCCGCGTACCCTACACTGATGTGTTTATACGCACTAGGTAGCGCTGTTGGCTTTATCATGGATATTAAATGGACTGCTAAGATAACTAAAATGTAGAACTCAACCAAGAAATTCTACAAAAAGTTACCAAACTATCGGAGGTAATCCTGCTATTTCGAGCAATTTGTTACACCGATTAAAGACATCATTGCAATCCCATTCTTGTTGTTTAGCATAAGCTGCACTAGCTGGATGCGAGCAAAATAACTTGTTTGTATTAAACAAGAGGAAATCCTCATATTCTGACGCTTTTTTTCCCATAAATATCCAAATAATGTCATTACGTTTGTGACTTAGCAGATCTATGAGAAACATAATAAAGGGATGCCATATGTCGTAATGTCGACCTATCTTACCAACTTCTGTCGTAAGAGCGGTGTTTAACATAAGTATTCCTTGGTTGGACCACCTGGATAAATCGGGTGATTGTTCAACCATAATATCTTGATATACAGTTTGTTGTATAGCTTTTTGAATGTATCTTAATGATGCTTCGGGTTTGCCGGTTTTAGAGCATGAAAATGCTATTCCGTCAGCAACCCCAAGTTGTGGATAAGGATCTTGACCTACGATTACAACTTTAAGTTTGTCATAATGACATTCTTCAAAAGCACGAAAAACATCTTTAAGAGGTGGTGTAAACCGCTGTCCATCTTGTACTGTTTGTTCAAGCGTACAGAAAATTCTCTTAAATTCTTCACTTACCAGAAAACTTTTAAGTATCTCTGACCAGCCGGATTGTCTAAGCTTATCGGTTAGCTTTCCAGCAATTTGTTCACAATTTAATAATGGTGTACTCATATTTTATTCTGGACAATTGTTTTAAATTATACACGTTTATTCCTACATTTGTAGAACTTATTAAAACCACATATGAAAAATTCTAAATCTCAACAAAAAGAAAGCGACGATCAACTACAGGTGATTGATGGCTCGGCTATTGTAGCAATGGATATTTCAGCCGGTTATCAGTCAAGAGTAATTGCATTAACTGAGTATATAGTAAGCCAAAATGCAATGAAAGATGGACAACTTGATGCTGAAATTATCAATAATGCTCATCAAGAAATTCAAAATCAACAGATTATAACTCCTTGGGTTCAGCATTATGAAACTTGTTTAATCTTTGTTTACGAATTTGAAAAACTCGCAAAAGAGAAGGGTTTTGTACGTGATGCTAATGAAGACGAACTAACGTAAGTAACATCCTATATCATTACCCAATTGCAAACAGGTTTCAATTACATTGGATAATTCGTTTTTAGAACAATCTCCTAAACTTTTGTAGACAGTTCTACTCTCTGGTGTTTTTACACACAGACCTGTTTTCTCTTTGATTAAAACTTTCATTTCTTCAAAAGAGTGTCCGGTGTAGTTTGCAAGTTCACGTATAAGAACGTGAGCATATGCAACTTGACTTAAAGTTTTATCAGCTTTATTCAAGTTCATAAAAGCTTCAATAGTATCACCTTCACGAAGCGTTTTAAGAAACAGCTTGTACTTTGCATCCTCTATAGAGTTTGCAGGTACAAGCTGTCCTTCTTTTATAGCAAATCGAATTATTTCGTTATGCATAACTATTTTCTAAGATGTGAATTTTTGAAGGATCTAAATCTTCTAATGCTTTATTAACCCAGCTTTCATCAACTGTATTTTTATACATAAGAATATGTATTGTAGCAGTTTCATCTGGATTTAAACGCAGTAAACGACCTATTCTTTGCGTGCTTTTTCGTTCATTGCTGTAAGCATGCATAATAATACAAGTTCTTAAGTCAGGTATATTAACACCTTCATTAAGAGAAAGAACGCAACTTAATCTATCAATTTCACCGGTTTTAAAAGCCACTAGATTTTCATCGCTATAAAGATTATTACTATGATAACTATTTGGTAAAATATCATTAGCTTGTGCCTGTGTATTACAAAACACTAAGCATTTACCTTCAATCTGATGAAGTAAACGTTTTGCATAACGCATTTTACCAGGATAATTCATAAGAGAAGTCATACGCATAATGCGTGTAATTTGCTCATCTTTTGGACCAACTGCATTATATACTCTATCACACCAGTAGGCATAATTAGCTTGTTCGCTGGAGTAAAATTCTTTTTTAGCAGTCTTTACCAAATAATCTTTTCTGTCAGAAAGTGTGATTGGATGAATAATAATCCGATAATCGTTTAATATTCCATCTTCAACAGCATCGTCTGTTATGTAAGTATATATAATAGGGCAGAATCGGTCTACCATGTACCCCTTTTCACTTTTTTTAAATCGGGGAGGAGTACCCGTCAGTCCTAGAATTATTCCACCATATGTAGCTAACCATAGCTCATGAGAATAAAGTAGACTGTGACATTCATCAAGATAAATAGCTTGATACGCAGCGTGATCTTTTTTAGTAAGACTTAAATATGTCGTAAACTCTATACAATCTTCTAAATGAGAAAGCGCAAACTTCTTAGCGTCATCAACCCATGTCGTAAAAATAGACTTTTTGGGTGCTACTACTAAGAATTTGCGCATTCCTTGATTGACATATAAGTCATTCATATGTTTTAATCCTATGAGTGTTTTTCCTACACCCATAGAGATTCCAAGACCGCTGCGAGTTCTTCCAACAACAGAATCTAATGCCTGTTGCTGAATATTCTCGCGATTATTCATTATTATCTAATTGGTTGTCGTGGTGTTCTTTTAATTATAGTAGCATCTGGAACTGTTGGTTCTTCAACAGGAGTTTGCGCAAGTGCTGCAGGTTGTTTACGAGGACCTCTTTGTTTTTTAGGTCCCGGGTTTGCTTGTAGTGGTTTTTTAGACTTATCATTAGTCTCTTGGTTTCCACCTACAGTACGAGATTTATCTACCCAGAAGAATCCTAAAAGTTTTAGCATTAAAAAGCGACGAACGGTATTAGGTTTTACTTCATACCATAAGCAAAAGCCTTTTTCAGCAAGTGCATCTTCTTTTGTCGTTGCTCCTAAGCAGTAGTAGCCTACAAATTTTCTCATAGTTTTGATTTTAAATAATTGTTTTTATTATACTCGTGATTCAGAAAGATTTAATTCTTTAGCTTCAGCTGGATGTTCTTCTACCCACTTGTGACAGTTGAGACATAATTGAACCCATGTAGTTGTGTCAAGGTAATATTTTCCTCTTCCACGTTTATGGTGTATTGTAAGACTTTCTGGTCCGCATCCTTGACAACCTGGTAGTTTAGCCGCACAACATTGTCTTCCGGGTTCAGATAAGAATCGTCTACGTAATACAGAATATAGTTCATCCAAAGGCTTTCTTTTATCAGATACAGCTTTAATATTGCTTTTTGCAGGATACTTAGGAGTTTCTTTACGATACCAGCAATCTTTGCAGTACTTTTCTCCTTCAAAGTTTTTCCATATGACTTTTTGTTCTCCGCAGCCAGCACAGGGTTTAAGTTTAGATTGAATCATAGACAGCAATTCCTTGTCAACTTTTGGTTGATTAAAAAATTTTGGTTAACTAATGTCAAACTTCAAGGTTATCGTCAATGAAATTTTCGTCTGAGAGCTTTTCAGAAGGATCGATATCAGTCAGATCATCAATAATATCTTCGATTGCAACTTCGTCAGCAAATGTTTCAGGAATTGGTATTTCAGCGTATTCGCCATCTTCCAATACAGAACCATGGAAGGGGTTGTTAATTTCTTCACCCCAATTTTGTGCAACCATGAATTGAAAATCTTCATCGGTCATTCTGAGATACTGCTCAAGACTCATTTCAACAACTTTACCATTTGGTAAACTCACTATCATGATTCTCAGAATTATGACAGCTAAGGTAACCATATTGTAGAACAAATATACAACAAGTTCTACAAAAAACGGATTATATCGCTAATAAAAAAACCGGTCACGAAATATGACCGGTTTACCTTAGAATATAAGTAATTTAAAAATCTATAGTAATTTGATTGTCATCTACTTTAATTGCTTTTGCTGACTGTTTTACATAAAGATCAGTCTTATTAACAATTATGTGGATATATGCTTGAAGCATGATTACATCTTTAGAAATGTTTGATAATAAAGGAATTCCACCATTAAGTTCTATAATACCCATTGGTCGTTTTCCTCTAATATTAGGTAATTCAATACCTTTATCTCGTAACAATTTTTTGTAATTGTGAATAGAGCTAATAGCTATACCAAAGTAATTAGACAGATCTTCTGGAGTTTTTCCCTCTTTAAGTAAAATTTCCATTTTAATTAACTGATCCTCGCTCATTTTCTTTTTTGCCATAGAAATACATTTTAGTTGTCTAAATACGACACAATTTAGACAATTTTTTTAATTTAAACCAAATTTATCACTAAATAGGTTAGACATTTTAAATATTTGTTTACTAACATCATTATCTAACGTCTTAGCATAATGTTCTGTGTATCTTATAGATGTGTGTCCCATCATTTTCGATACTACATTTATTGGTATTTCTTTGGATAAAGATAACGTTGCAAAACTATGTCTGGCAGTATGTGTTGTTAACTGCTTATTGATATAGCATATTGTAGCTATTTCTTTCAAATAAGCATTCATTTTTTGATTACTTGAGATTGGTAATTTGTAGTTATATTTTATAAGAATATCCCAAGCTGGTTGTAATAAAAATACTACTGATTCTATACCAGTTTTTACACGATTTTTTCTAATAATCTTTTTTTCAAAATCTATGTTTTCTAATGTTAGTGTTTGAATATCAATGTATGATAATCCTGTAAAACATTGAAAAAGAAAAATATCTCGTATTTTATCTAGTCTTTCTGATAAGATTTTGTTTTTGATTTTTCCTATTTCTTCTATAGTTAAAAAAACAGGTTGATTTTTTTGAAACTTTAATGTTTTTTGCTCAAATGGATTAAAATCTAAACACTTGAGAATATTAATTGAATACATTACTACACTTTTTAATCTGTGGAGATGCTTCAATGAAGAATTATGATTACAAAATTGACGTAAAAAATTTTCAAAGTCTGCTATAAATAAAGGAGACAAGGTCCTTACAGGTATATCACTTGTTTTAAAATTGCATTCAACAAAATCTTGTAAATGATTTTTAGTATAGAGATATTTGTTTTTAACAACAATACTTATTTCTTTTTTTTTAAGTCTTTCATTTATAATTTTACTTATAAAAGTATCATAAACTTCAAAAAGAGAATAAACTTTGGTTTTCTTTAAGTATTCGTTTTTTAATTCTTTTGGTGATATCTGAAGAGATTTTAGTGTCATTTCATAATAAAGTCTGTTGAGTTCATCTTTGACCTTATTAATGTAAATAGACGTTGCTACATCTGTTTTCCAAGACACACCTGCTCTAACAGGTAGTTTGATTTCTACAATTTCTGAATTAAATGTAATTCTGGAGTAAAGGGAGGAAAGTCCTGTCTTTTTGCTTAAGTGCCTGGTGATAAAAGTGATCTGCATATATGTAAGTATTAGTTTCTTACTTCATGCGTGACCACTTTTATCACCTCAGTTTTTTACACTGATTTTTACACTGCAGGTCACAATTTTCTAAAAAACAGTGACACTTTTTAATTCTAAAGTATTGATTTTCAATACTTTGCGGACCGGACGGGACTCGAACCCGCGACGGTAGATCCTTTGTATATCAGCGTGTTATATCACATATCTTCCAGTGTGGTCACTAAAAGTTACACCGAAGATAGGTTTTTATACTGATTTACAAATCTAATTTTGCTTCTGGAAACGTATACTCGTCAATAAATTTTTGAAAAGTACCGGACCACACAGGTGCACGGTTACCTTTTGAGTATACACTGACTATTTGAAGTTCACAGTTAAGAGTAATCTTAACGTCTACATTTAAATAGCTTACTAAGCTAATACCAAAACCGGTATCTGAATACTGTTCTTCAGGAGGCATCATTCTGCAAAATATCATTCTTGCAAGAATATCTGGTTTATCCCAGTGTAGCTTTTTAGAAAGCACAACATACAAATCTTGTATAATTTGCTTACCATACTTGACAGTATAAAGATAGAGAGCCATATTAAGGTCTCTAACTTCTATCTGTCCAGTGTAGTCTTTAGCTACCCGTAGAACCAAATCCTCCCGATCCTCGTTCTGATTCTGATAATTCATCTGACTCATACAATTCTACTTGAGGGTAAGGAATTATGACAAGTTGAGCAATTTTATCACCCTTTTTGTAAATAACTTCACCGTAATAACGGGTATTAAATGTTGCTTGAATTTCACCTCTGTAACCACTATCAATAACTCCTACAGCATTGCTTAGAGCAAGTTCGTATTTACGGATAGAGCTACGTGGAAAAATTAAACCAACATAACCTTCTGGAACTTCGATAGCTAGTCCTGTTCCATAAGTAACTTGTTGGGTATCTTGACTAATAATTTGAGTTGCAACAAGATCTAAACCAGCATCACCTGGTTTTGCATATTGTGGAATTACTGCGTCTGAATGAAGTTTCTTACACGCAACACGAATGTTCATATAATTTACGGTTTTTGATTAAAATGTTTACAGTCTTCTTCCATCCATACAGGATCATAGTCATAAGGAAAATCCCACCATCCACTTTTTACAGCATATTCGTTAGCTTTTGGATGTGAAGATTTTTGTTTTTTATAATATGACCAGTACAAATAACAATGAATATGTGCTGAATTTTTGTCTTTATTACTGCGAGATTGAACGCAGTTATGACAGTTGGTTTGACTCATTTGGTTTAAATATTTGCGTAAATTGGTACTATAAGTATCAAAAAACGAGAAAAATTAAACTGGAACTAGGTCAATTCATCATTGTTTTTTGATTGTCTTTCTATATAATCTTCTAACTCTTGGATACTTTCAGCTTGATTTTTAATCTCACTATCAAATTGAGAGCTAGACCATCCTGCAGCTACTAAAGCACCTCGTAAACTATTAAATATTTCTTCCAAACTAGTGTCCCAGGGAAGTTCTATAGTAACTTTTACGTTATAGTGCTTAATTGTAAGCTGAAATGGCTCTGGTGTTTTTGAATAGTTAAGCATCATTATTGTGATTTTTTCACAAAAACAGGTGCGTTTTATGTGATAAGTTCTACAAATATAGATATTTTGGAGAAGTTTTAGCGTCTTTTAAAATATTTTTTACTTCATAGAAGTATTCCATATCTGTAACACTTACATGCTCTAAAAAATTCACAATAGTTGCAAATTGCGCATATGCTGATTCTCCATGTCTGATAATATAGTCATCAGCCATTTCTTGAGGTGTCAGCTTTTTAGATTGTTTTACTATCTCAAACATAAAAGTTGGGGGGGTGCTTTTACACACCCCCTTTTTTAATTAATCAAATACCCTTGAGATACTTTCATCAAAAGGATTAAACTCGACTTGGTTATAGCTGTAGTATTTACCATTGTCAAACAACATTTTATCGTGTTCATCATGTGTCAATACTCCGGTTCCTTCCAGCAAGAACTCAATTGATGGAATAGTACGCCAAGACTCTTCAGTAGTCTGAGTGTAATAAATTTGTGCTGTAGATTCCAAGATGTGCTTGTGTCCTACAACTTCGCCTTCACCTAAAACAATACGTTTAGCTGAATTTTCGTAATTAGTTTTTTTCATAAATCAAGTTTCTGAGTACATTAAATTTAAATACTGATTTTTATCTAGATGATAAGGATTAACTGGTACAGAATCTGGTGATGTTTTCGCTACAATAATATCTCCTTGACGATATATCTTTTCAATATTATTTTGATTTAACCGGATGGTCCATGCAATTGCACGAATTGCGTCAGGTTTATCGTCATCACTGCTCCATCTTGTACCAAGAGCAGCTTCTCTTGGAACATATAACCAGTATTCGCGATTAGTAGTGGTACACCAACAACGTACAGCATATGCGTCATTTGAGTCCTCTAATCTTGTTCTTCCCCAACGATCTTGACCTCCACCGTATAGTTTTTGTGCTGGTATACGATATAGTTCGTAAAGATCTGAAAACTTATGTGTGTACGGTTGATTGTTTAAATCCCAACGAGTTCTTTCTTTTTCAATAATTTGCTTATCTAAAAGTTCTGGTTCTAGTTGTTTAAATAAGTTACTTATACCTATACAGTTAAAGTAAACACGTCTTTTTTCAATGTTACTTTCTTGCAAAGCCTCAGTTACTGATATGGGAGTAATAGTTTCCCACATATCGTATATAGTTTTTGCAAGTTCATTATAAGAATCGTGTGTGATAACCTCTTTTTGAAAATCACTGTAGTCTTGATATTTTGTTTTCCAAGCTTTACATGCTTCATCAAATGTGAAATTATTTACACGATCTACAACATATTTGTGGTTTTTTAAACTATTCATTTTCATCATAATTTTCTTCATGATCTGTCCAATCTAAATCTAGATAAATATCTTTTTCGTCAGTACATGTTACTGAAATATCGACTGTTTCGTTTTCAAATACAAGTAATTCTGGATTTTTTGGATGAGGTTTTAAGTCTTCTGGAGTAACTACAATTGTAGTATTCCAGTATCTTAAGTCATCACTTTCATAATCACCAGTATTTAAAGAATCATTCATTGTTTTTTCTAGACTAGATTCCAAATGTTTAGCGAATACTTCATGTTGTTCAGAAATAAATCCGTTTTTGATATCATAAAATGCTTCAATGTTAAATTCATCATGGTAATCACCATCAATGCCGATCCGTAGTTGTTCAAATCCTAAGATTTTGGGAATCTCAATTTTAAATTGACATTCAAAAGGCATAGTCTCATCTTCACTATAATAATCAGTACCTTGAAATGCTTTCTCGGTTGAACTATACTCAGCACAACCATTTGCAGAATATTCACCTGCCCATGAACCATAGTCTAATACATCATACATTCTATCTACTAGTAGATCAATCATTGGATTATCAGCTACTTGTTCTCCGTCTATTTGAAAATACACCCAGCCTGAATCTCCACCACCTTCCCAGCAGATTTGAATATTTTTACCTTCATCAAATAGCTTATCTAACCAGGTAATTACATCTTTAATTTTTACAGTTTTAGTTTTTGACATAATCGAGTTTTTCTTGATTAATTTCTTTTAAAATTTTACGTCCTTCTCCAGGTTTATACATCCATCCTGTTTGAGACATATTGTCTAAGTAATCTTTTATTGTAGGAATAAATCCTATATCTTCAATACAATGCTGTTCACCAATTGCTCTTACTGGTATCATTTTACCATCTGAATTAGTAATATAAATACCAAATTTTTCTTCACACCAAAAGATACCTTCTGAATGATGACGTAAAGCACGATGACGCATGTCTGGATAATGAGCTTTTGTCTCATCAAACCAGTTATGAATGGGTAAATAGTCTTCAACTATCCCACCATATTTTTTTACTGAGCTAATACTGTGATGTAAAGGATGACTCATTATTATTTATTTTATTTGAATTTAGGTTTCATTTCTCGTTGGTGTTAAAGGTTTTTCGTAACAAATCTTATATGTTTTTTGTTACATAGTTATTTTTTACTGTCAACAGTTTTTAAAATTGCATAAAGCAGTATTATAATTGTAATTCCGATAAATGTCATGATTTAAAATATATATCTAATGTGATTCCAGGGAATTATCTCATCATGCAATTGAGTAAACTCACTAATATATTGGGACTTTAAGTTGTGTTTATAACGTATATTAAGCCCACCATATTGAGAAGTTTTATCTTCTTGTATTAGAGGATTCCATAATAACTCTTCACCCACTAAGTGATTAGAAATGTTATATTGATGTTTATTATGATTATGAGTCAGAAATATAACTTCAGCTTTAACCTGATTTTTATATTTTCTGTCTACAATAGCATCAACACCTTCAAATAACATTCTATATTGTATTAACCAATCTTCTGTAACAATCACAGGAGAAAAATTGATATGTACGTCATAACCAGCTTCTATAAAATCATTGATAGCTCTTATTCTATCTATGATTTTTGTAGTATTTGGTTCTAATAAGTCAGCATACTTTTGAGGCATTAAGCTAAACCTTATACGTATCTTTTGCTTTGGATCATATTTAAGCAAGTCAGAATTCACATATTTTGTAGCAAATGATCCCATAGCACGGGGATGATCTACAAAAAATTCAAATATTCTTTCCCACTTGTGATATTTTAAATGAAGCGCAAAGTCTTCATTGCAGGATATGTCATATGTAACATATTCTGGATGTGTTTGGTTAGGTTTATCTACTACAGCAAACCAAGCATGATTGCTAATTGCTGTAAGAATATCCCCGGTATTTGTTGCAACATCTAAACCTTCAGGTTTATGTCGCTTCATATAACAATAAGTACAATTAAATAAACAACCGTGTCCGAAACTCGGAGAGATGAAGTCTGTGCTTCTTCCGCTCTCACGAATTAACATAGACTTCCTCTCTAATAGCTTCATAAAGAATTACTTGATTGTTGATTGTAAAGATTTAGCGTAATCTTTTCTTCAATGTCTTCATAATTTGATGGTTTAATACCATCATTCCATTCAATTTTACCTACTTCGAAAAGTGAATTGTCTAAATCATGATGGAGTTCTACGCTAAAAGGAAATACTTCGTCTGGTTGATATTCATCTTCCCATAAAATACCTCCTATAACATAAGTACCCGTATGATAAGTTACCTGACCATAAGGATGTTTGCTGATATTTATGTCGGTTTTTTTAATCATTTTCTGGTATGCTTATATTGTTTTGCTTTCTGTATTCAATTTCTTTAAGAATAAGCTTTAAATGCCAGCTTTTTTCACGCAGATTTAATGTTTTATCTGCATCATGTAAACCATAATAGTCTACAATTGCTTGCAAATGATTGTCTGTAAGTTTATCTAGCGTTATCCATTTTAAAGATTCATTCATTTCTTTACCTCTCGTACCGCGTGTAGCAACAGTTCTGACTATTTCATAAAGATCATCATCAAAGTAAGCAATGGTTTCAACAAGATTTAAATCTTTACCACCATAACGTTGATAGTTGTTTCCACCATCTACCATTGTATGATTCTCACAAGAGCATGTCTTGTAGTCATGACCATAGTAGGAAACAAGAACTTCATTACAACTTAGACAGCGAACAGCATTGTATACAAGCTGTCGATTAATATCAAAATTCTTCGATGGTTTCATTGTCATTGTCTGTAATTTTAATTGTTACACTTATTAATGTACCGTCATCATCAAAACTTCCAAATACTGGATACATTCCGTCTCCAATTGTAGTCGAAAAAACTACACCTACACCAGGATGTCCCATTTTGTAGTTAAGTTGACCAAAACCATCTTCTGAAAGAGTTTCTTTTGCACATGCATTGTAACTAAAACTATTTTCTGCCTCAAAAGCATCAATAGATTCCCAATCACCTGTTGTAATTAATTGATTCATAGTTTGGTTGTCATACTCTGCAATTGGTTTTTCATAATTTTGAAAATCTATTTTGTACTGCAAAGTTTTACCCGTTGATTTACTTTTATAAATACGGATATCTAAAAAATCTTCTTTTTCCCATTCGCTATCTATATAGCAGGGATCGCAAATAAGGAGTTGTCCAGAGTCTACTCCAGCAACACCGAGAAATTGATTGTATGGCATAGTTTTTTAATTTAAGTAATTACCCCGGAGTATTTCATCCGGGGTATTGTATTATTACATCACATACTTTTCTTGAACCAATTTGTTAATGTGTCTAGATAAGTAATTCACCATGTCAATTGGAAGCGTTTTTATGTCTGTCATTTTTACAAAATGATTAAACATTAGCTCTGAAGGAACATGGTTATTAATAGCAATTTGAATTACTTGAAAACCCATTAGTTTTTCAACTTGGTTAACTTTTTCTTTTGTATCTCTAATACCTGTACCACCATTATATCCACCAGCAGCTGGTGCACCATCGGATAAAACGAATAGCATACCATTGTTCTGAGTAAATTTTCGGATACGTTTAGCAGTTTCAAGTATTGCAACACCATCACGATTTTCGCAACGTGCTTTACAACCACCTAAGGCATAAGGAGACACTGATTTACCTGGTTCACGATAAATATAAATTTCAGTAGTACGATGACCAGTTTGATCTGCAGAGTGACCATAAATAAATAACTCAACATCAGTTAATTTACCCAATGCTTCATTAATAAATACAGCTGCTTCTCTTGCTTTATCAATTGAGTCACCA